CTAATGGTATTCAATTTAGTGATTCTACTAATGTGAATAGTAGAGGTTGGATGACTCCAGATGGAACTTCAATGTTTTTCTATCAGTCAGCTGCCCCTACTCATTGGGTAAAGAGTACTTCCCACAATGATAAAATGCTTAGAGTTGTGACTGGAAACGGTGGTGGATCTGGAGGCAGTATCAGTTTTACTACTTTTACTGGTAGAAGTTTTACATTTCCATATTCATCTAACAGTAATACGGACAATAGAACTTTAAACTCAAATCAAATTCCTGCCCATACTCATGCCACTATGGGAACTGCACTTCAACAGTTCCCTCAAAATCCAAACGGAACGTATAATGGTGGTGATGTAAATAAAGGTTCGGGATGGACAAGAAGTTTTGATTCTACTGGTGGAATTTCTGGACCTTCACAACATAACCATCCGTTTAGTTCATCTGGTACGAGTCCAAGTATTTCGTGTAATATCAATGTTCAGTATATTGATATCATTCAGTGTAACTTCGATATCAACGCATAATAAATAACCATAGCAAACCCTTATCATCCCGTGAAATAAAATGGCAGCAGAAATAGATGGAACTGGTATTGTCTTTAGTGATTCTACTCGACTAGATTCATATTATGATATTTTTGCACAAGGAACTAGTTCAATATTCTTTCAGTCAGCTGCTCCAACGGGGTGGTCAAAAAGCAGTTCCAACAATAATAAAGCTCTTAGAGTTGTATCTGGATCTGGTGGTGGCACTGGTGGATCAAATAGTTTTACTAGTGCATTTCCATCTTCAAAACCAGTTTCTGGTAACTTCCCTATTTCTGGAACGGTTGGTAACCACACTTTAACGTCAAACCAACTTCCAAGTCACACTCACGCTAATGGTGGTTCAGTTACATTGAGTCCTGGTGGCGGTGATGTAAGATCTGGTGGTGGATGGTCTCGAAGCACTCCAAGCACTGGTAACAATACTACTAATGCAGCTTCACATAATCATGGATTTAGTAGTGGTAGTGCAAGTTTTAGTTCAAACATCAATCTTGCCGTACAATACATTGATGTGATAGTTTGTAGTTTCTCCTGATCTCTGAGTTTTTATTATGATGAAATTCAAAAAAGAAGAACCAGGTAATTGGTGTCCTCTAATCAAAAAAGATTGTGTTGAACACAAGTGTGCATGGTATATGCATATTCGTGGAATGGATCCTAACACGGGACAAGATATTGATCATTGGGGATGTGCAGTGGGTTGGATGCCCACTCTCCTTATTGAAAATTCTCAACAACAAAGACAGACTGGTGCTGCTGTAGAATCTTTCCGTAATGAGACTGTTCGTGAGTCTCAGAAAAATCGTACTATGTACGAGGATATGATGAAACAACAAGCAATTATGCCAGTTCAAGTCAATCCACTTGAAAATCTTTTGGAGCCCTCTGATGAATCTGACAGTAATAATTGATGATAAGGCCATCTATATTGATGGTTTTGTTGTACAACCTGCTGATATGAGTTGGTTTAATCCCGATGATTATGACCGAAAGGTTAATGCAATTCAGTGGGAAGAGGATTCGGGTGAGATCGAATATACAGAAGGACCTCCCACTCCCATCGATAATATCGATTTTTTAAAAGATGTTATCAGTATTCATCAACTTGCAAAAGAAGAATTTGAGAAAGATCAGGAAGCGTTCAGAAAACAATGTGAACTGAGTGCTCTTGTTGAATACAATGAAGACGATCCCAAACTAGAGTTTGTGGACTATGATGAAACTCGCGATATTGACGAAGATAAACTAAATGATATTCTGGATGAAATTGATTTTGATCTAGAAGACGAACCAGATAGAGGATATGCTGAACTAGTTCATGCAGATGATGAAGATGGTCCAGAATCTGTAGAAGATATACTTGGAATTGGGACACTAGATCAGGAACCAGTGCCTCAAACAGAAGATAATGATATAATGCACGAAGATCTCCGTGATGCTCTTGATACTCAAGAGGATAGTTCATATGAGATGGAAGAAGAGGTAGAAAACCAAATCTACTATGACATTGAAGAATTACTCAAAGAGATATGATTCCTGAACTCCAAGTCAATGATTATACTGTAGTCAGAAACTTCATTGATCAGGAAAGGGCAATAAAACTGGGTTATGAGTTCATGCGTTTCTGTGAAGAACATGATGCTGCGGGTGATAATCAGGCAGTAAACTCAAACTCAGTTCATAATTACTTACCTTTTCTTGAGTTACTTTGTGAAAAAACACCCGAGGTGAGTAAGATTGTTGGAGAAACAGTCTTGCCCACCTATGTTTATTCTAGGGTATATAAGAATGGTTCAGACTTAAAACGACATACTGATAAAGATGAATGTGAGATTTCTCTTACACTCAATTTATGTGCAGATAGACCTTGGAAAATATGGATTGAAACTCCTAGAGGAGAAAAGAGATCTGTGATGCTTGCTCCTGGAGATGCCATGTTCTATCATGGTTGTAATGCACCACACTGGAGAGATAACTATACAGGAACATATTACACTCAAGCATTTCTGCATTATGTGTATAGTAGAGGTGAACGTGTCAACTCTTACTTTGATAAGAAACGACCAGGTGTAAACAACTTTGAACAGAAAGCACCAAAACTTTTAGTAGAACCAGGAAGAGGTGAATCAATGATTAGTGATTACATCATGATAATTAAAGGACTTGTGCCTGAAGATCTGTGTGATGATATTCTAAAAGAATTCCCAGAGGACTCTGTTTATTGGGAACCGTCTTCGGTTGGTGCTGGTGATATCCGTGAAGATATCAGAAGTTGTAATACGATTGGATTATCCAAACTTCCATTTCAAAACCTGGTGTATGAGGAGTTGGACTCTAGAATGTTTGAGTGTGCAGCAGAAGCCATCAAACAATATAGAGAACGTTGGCCTGGTGTAGAAACAGAAATCGATACTGGTTACGATCTCCTTCGGTATAGAACTGGAGAGTTCTACACTCAACACACGGATTCATTCAAAGAACAACAACGATCTGTAACTTGTTCTTTTCATCTTAATGATGATTATGAAGGTGGTGAGTTTGCTTTTTTCAATAGAGAAAAAGTATATAAATTTGAGAAAGGTGATGCGATTCTTTTCCCATCAAACTTCATGTTCCCACATGAAATCTTGCCTGTAACTTCTGGAACACGGTACTCTATTATTACTTGGTATGTCTGATAAACTTAAAGGTCTCCCAATGGTATATTGGTTGAGTTGTGATGTTGATAGAATTCCTCGTATGGAATCCCAGTTTGACAAATGGGGTATTCAAAATCAGAAATTTTGGTTTGGTAATCTAAGACCAAATCATTATGAACTCTGGAAAGATAAAGTATTCAAACCAGAATTAATTCTTGAAAAACATTATAAATCTACATGCATTACGATCTCTACTCTTGAGATGATTCGTTATTGGTTGGAGAATACCAATGACAAGTATCTAATTCTAATGGAAGATGATTATGATTTAGATCTGATTGAGTATTGGCACTTCGATTGGAAAACACTGATGAAGAATCTTCCTTATGATTGGGATTGTATTCAGTTGGGATTTGAATCGCAGGAATATATTTCTTTCTTCCTCCATCCAAAGACAAAACATAGCGCATTCGGACCTGTAATGATCAACAGGTGGTTTGCTGAGAAACTACTTCGTATCCACACTGTTCAGGGAAAATACTTTTTCCTTAGGAGATATGCTGGATATCCTGGTATTCGTTCACTTGATATCGATCACTTCTTTGGATTTGTAGGCAGAACATATCAGTTGCCACTGATCACTCAAGATCCTTACCTAGATAAAGTACCAAAGAAACATCACTTTGTCTGCAGAGATCTTTACTATGATTGGTGGGAAAACGAAAGAGATAATTTTACTCTCAAAGAATTCTTCACTTATGGTAAACCAAACGACGGTGAAATGACTAAGATTGTTCGTCTATGAAGTTATCCAATCTACCTCCCATCTATTATCTCAACCTTCAAGAAAGGGAAGAGAGACGAGAGTACATGGAGAAACAGTTTAAGAAATATGAGATCCGCAAGTGGAGGCGCTGCAACGGATCCATTTTTGGGGAGGAAAATTTTCCCCACTGGAAAAAGTTAGTTCTGGATTCTCAATTTAAGACTCAAAAGAGATTTTATAGTGTATTGTTGAATCGATCTGAGATGATCGCCAACTTTCTTTTTGACCTAGATTCTGATGTTGTTCTTCTACTAGAGGATGACTTGTCTTTTCATACGGAAAGGTATCTAAACTTTGAGTGGGAAGAGTTTATCGAACGTCTACCTCATAATTGGGACTGTGTTCAACTTCATATCATTGGTGAGAAGTTCATGCCCCTGACACTTTCTCCTTGGTCAGTGAACAATCATAGTGCTGCAGCAATCCTAATCAATAAGAGGTATGCGGATAAGTATGTAAATATGTTCATGGAAAATGGTAAGTGGAGATTTTTGAACAACTACGGATATAGTAACGATCTTCCCGAGTATCATTATCACTCTGCAGACTTCATCCCATATCAAGTCGGTACGACCTATTCTTTCCCTATGTTTGTGACCAACTCTAAGTTTGAGAGTGATGGCTCTGGAGTCAATGCTTTGGCTAAACGATCTGACGCAACTGTGTTAGAATGGTGGAAGAATAATGAAAAGAGTTTGGAAGAAATGATGTATCTTGATCGTCCGATGTTTGCTCAATTATGAAACTGAAAGGTCTTCCGACTTTATATTATCTGAATCTAGACGAACGACCAGATCGTAGAGAATACACAGAACTACAATACGAAGAGTTGGGAATTACTAACTTCAAGAGATTCTCTGGGTCTGAGTATAAATTTGATAACTTTTTAGATTGGAAAGAACGGGTAATATTGAATGATATGTCTGATTGTATCAGATGGAGACAACATATCATTGAAATTGCAATAGCAATCTCCACTCTTGATATGATCAAACATTGGTTGACTACGACCAATGAGAAACATCTCCTGTTGATGGAAGATGACTACGACTATCGATTCGTCAAGTATTGGCACTTTGATTGGGAATATTTGATGAATCATATTCCTTTTGATTGGGACTGTATCCAACTTGGGTTTGAGAATGAACGTGAGATTCCATGTTTTCTCCATCCAATCAGATCACATCATGATTATGGTCCCGTTCTAATCAATAGACCATATGCAGAGAAGTTGATGAGACTTTTTACTGTTGGTGATCAATACGATCTTTCCCAAAAGATTCAAAACTATAAGTGGGGAAAGATGTTAGATATGCCCAATAGAACTATTGATTATTTCATGTGCCACTCGGGTAATACATACTGTATGCCTTTGATTAGTGTTAATCCCCATATCGGGAGTTATGAACAAAACTTTGTAAGAACTGATCGACCAGATCTTGATCTTGCCAGAAAGGCATATAATAAGTGGTGGACCGTGATGCGCGATGAGTATACTCTGGAAGAGTTTTTCATGTACGGTAAACCAAATGACTATGTGATCACCCCACAAGAACCTGACATCGACGATTATTATGTTTGAACATGTAAGACAGTTTGAAGAACAAATTGCAGATTTCTATGGTGCTCCATATGCAGTCGCAACAGATTCTTGTACTCATGCAATCGAACTTTGTCTTAGGTTGCACTATCCACTGGTAGTTCCACAGATACCTAAACACACATACCTTTCTGTTCCAATGACTTTTATGAAATTGGAAATTCCCTTTCTTTTGGTGGATCGGAAGTGGAGTGATTGGTATCCTATCAATGATACCAATATCATCGATGCTGCGGTTTATTGGGAAGAAGGTGGTTATATACCAGACACTAAGATGTGTCTAAGTTTCCAGTTTAAGAAACATCTGAGTTTGGGTCGAGGTGGTATGATTCTTACAGATAGTGAAAAAGACTATCATGAACTCCAGAAGATGACATATGATGGTAGGGACATGACTAAACCCTGGGCAGAACAAGACATCACTACGGTTGGATATCACTACTACATGACACCAGAGACCGCTATCGAAGGTATTCGCAAGTTCCCTGTAGCAAAAGATATGCAACCCAAATCTTGGTCTTGGGAGGATTATCCAGATCTATCAAAACTCACTGTATTTCAATGAAACACATAGAACCAGATTGGAATATTGATCAGTTTAAACAACTGAATTATACTCTAGCAAGTCATAACGATCCTTTGGTTGTCAATGAATACTTGTGGTCTGGGCACAATAAGTCCAAGATGACTATCTACAAGTATCATGAACCAAATCCCATGCCAGAAAGTATGGAGTATATCCGAAAACATTTCTCGTTCTGGTCCGATGTTTGTGTTGCAGTAAATCACTTCAAACCTGGTCAATACTTACCCATGCACAAAGACTTGTATGGGAGATATGCTAGAATGACTGGTGCATATCCAGCGTTTATCATGAGATGTATGGTTATGCTCGAAGATAGTTCTCCTGGTCAAATTTTGCAGATCAATGATGAATGTTATGGTAAATGGTCTGCGGGCGATTGTTTCTATTGGGATCATGATACCCCACATGCGTTTTATAATATGAGTATGATTGATAGATACGCAGTTCAAGTTACAGGTGTTTGCAATGCATACCCAATGTGATATTCCTAATTTAGATATTCACATTACTCATAGGTGTAATTTTTCTTGTGATAGTTGTTCTCACTTTTCTAATCATAAGTTTACCGATGAGATAAAATTTAGTGATTTCAAAAACTGGGTAGATCTTTGGAAAAACAGAGTCAATCCTGCCAAGATTGGTATACTAGGTGGTGAACCATTCTTAAATCCTAGAGTTGCTGAGTATTGTGAGTATGTGAGGAAGTCTTTTCCAAATTCTAGGATAGAACTAGTCACAAACGCATTTGTCTTGAGGGATATCTCTGATACTTTGATTAAAAATGATATAATTCTTGCAGTATCGGTCCATCATAACAACCCAGAATATAAGAAAACTCTTGCAAAACAAAAGAAAATTATTGAGAGTTGGGGCGTAAAGGTAGAATATTGGAATAGTTTTTTAGAGTGGAAAAAAGTTTATAAAGGATATGGAGAAAATATTGAACCCTATGAAGACAATGATCCAGAAGGTAGTTGGAATCACTGCCCTACTGGACAAAACTGTTTCCAACTTCATGAAGGTAAGATGTGGAAGTGTGCGCCCCTCGCGTTCTTGCCAATGATGAATGAAAAGTATAAGCTGTCTGAAAAGTGGAATAGATACTTAGAGTATGTTCCTCTGTCGTCAGACTGTACGACTGAAGAACTACAAAACTTTATCAATCGTGGTGCAGAATCTTTCTGTTCTATGTGTCCAGCAAACTCTGATTATTTTGTAAAAGATATGCCTTATGGGAAGTAAGAATGAATGGGGTCAACTCCGAAAAGTAATTGTAGGTCACGCTGAGGGTGCGAGAGTTCCTGAAATGGACAGGAGTCTGCGTCTGATTAACTATGCGGATCGTGATGATGTTTCGGATGTTCCGTGTGGATTATATCCACAACAGGTTATTGATGAAGCAAATGAAGATCTGGAACTACTGGTAGATCTATTTGTTCAACTTGGAATTGCAGTCGGTAGACCTCACTATGAACCCACACCATACTATAATTACTGCCCTAGGGATCTTGTATTTGTCCATGGTGATAAGACTTACGCAACTCCCTCCCCACTGAAGGCAAGACGATTCAATTTTGGATCTATATCCCATCACTTTAATCAGTTGATTCCCATCACACCCTCATACTCTATGAGTTTGTATGATGATCACTGTGTAGGAAATAAAGATATTCTTGCATTGACTGAACACTATCCTGCATTTGATGCCGCAAACATCATCAGAGCGAACGATGACATCCTCTATCTGGTGTCTAACAGTGGAAACAAGGCGGGTGCTCAGAAGTTACAA